TTATTGTGCTGTTCCGTTTACTACTTCGCTAACAGCATCTTTTAAGTTAAATAACTTCGGAACTTGTTCAAGCTTATAAGTGCCTACCATGACTAATCCTACCCAAACTTTGACCAATCCACTATCCTTAGTAAAATTCATGTCCCATCCTCCTATTGCGCAATCATGATAGTTAACTCTGCAACCGACTGTTTAAGCTCGTCCACATCTTCACTTAACGGCTTTCGATATACTGGCTTCTCTGATTCTGGTTGATTCGGATCAGGATAACTAAACTCCAGTTGCTTGGTACTAGGATTAATTCGATAGCCATTGCATGCTGCGAAATCCTTGGCATTCTGTTCATATTCAAGTTCAGTGTAATCGAACGACTCTCTCATTCTCTCATTCAGTGCTTTGTAGACTGAAATGTCATAATCTAAGGTCGTTTCCATAACATAGCCTGATCGTTCACCTGTATCAACTAATACAGAACCTGTGGCAATATCAAAATAGATTCTGCGGCCGATTTCCACTTATATCACTCCTATCCCTATCCATACGCTATAACATGTACTTGTGATTTACTCTCAGTATCATAACGTGTTACAGGTGCCACAAAACTGGTGGGTGTAATCGTAGCAAATATAGATCCACTTAGCTGAGGTAGTGTATCCCTATACACAACCTGATGATTATAATGTGCGCCGTCTACTGATATACCCGGGTTGGTATAAAAATCATACGCTGCCATTACTCTAAACGCGGAATTTAAAACGACAATGCCTTTTGTCTGGAAGCTTAGCCCAGTCACCATGATGTAATATAGGCTCCATGTAACTGTACCATCTTCTGAAATATGAAAATTCTGAGGCCACTCAGACACGTTAGTCCTAATTCTAGCCATTGGCACGCCCGTTGTAATCTGTCCTATCTTCCATTCAAGCGTAGGCCATACATCGGCTGCGGATGCAGGAACCCCCTTGGCGTTGATCGCACCCGCGATTCTACCTCTCCACTCAACGCCAGACTGAAAAGCCTCGTTTGCTCTGTCATATGCGGCTTTTACCGCACTTTCTGTTGCGGCCACATTAGCACGCGTGCCATTTGTTGCTGTCGATAGCTGCACGATACCAGCGGCAGAAGTAGACGCACCTGGTAGTCGAGCAGCCGCCATTGTGCCCGTTGTAATATCACTGGCATCGTGTTTATGTGATGCTGGAGCCTTACTATTCCATTCTAAGCGCTCATCCACTGTGACGTGCTTCGTTGTGTCGGTAACGTGAGAATCTAGCGAAGTCTTGATTTCCTTTACTGTTTGACTAACGTCATGTACAGCTTTTGGAGTTGCTGCCATCGTTTCATCCGTACTGTTCGTTGCATTACTCAACTGAACGATGCCTGGCTCAGTGAGAGAAGCTGGGGGAACCTTGATACTGCCTAGATCAGTGGACAACTTCTCGATACCTTCTTCAATCTTATTTAAGTTGGCTGCGGAAATCGGTGTCCCCTCTTGGAGCACCTCCCCAGTGGGGGAGACGATGTGATCTACCCATTCCGTCCGTTTATATGCCATTCTCGTCAACCTCCATTTCCACAAGCTTATACCGGAATGTAACGTATAATCCTTTTGCTGTCGGCTTCACGAAGACTCGCTCGGCAAGTGCTACGATATCCCCATCCTTATCGACGAGCCGCACACGACCGACCTCACCGACGATTGTCTCATCGAAGTAGATGAAAACCTTCAGCGTGTCTTTCTCAATTGTCAGCTTCATAAAATCAATTTTCTCTACTTTACCGTTGCAATCATATTCGGCATGAGAGAGGGAGTCAGAAAATCGTTGTAGCTGCTTTCGAATCCCAACCTCTGTTAATGTCTTCATCGTTTCACCCCTTACTTGGTGGGCGGCCATGTGCCGCATTTAATCATGCCACAGAGCGGCAATCCGGTATAACCATAGCTGAAGGATGACTTCATAACCGCATTCGATCCTGTGCCTTCCTCGATGCCGTAGCTTGGCTTCGAGCGTGCTGGCTTTACTTTCATAACCTCAGCATCAATGACGGCAATGTCATTGACTCCGCTCGGTGTAGAACTGCCCAGATAAACGATGAATTCTGCCCATCTCTCTGGGTCGTGAATGTAATAGGGCTCGATATATGATTTCTCATATCCAAGTGCCTTCAGCGCTGTCAAGATGCCTTGTTCAGTACCCGCCTGGGTAGCGATCATGTTCTTCATCATCAGCCTTAAACGGTAAGCTTCAATGTCTTCGCCCTTCAGACGGGGCATGTCTCGTTCCCGGCCATGTTCGTTCAGCATTTGCTCACTTGCGGTGATGATCATTGACTCTTCGCGAACACGAAAGATATCTTCCTTCGTCTGATCGAACAATTTGCCAATTACCTTGAGAAAGATATAAAACTGATTTTCTTTTCTAACAACTTTCTTCCACGGGCTGATGAGTAGGTAATACATATAATCACTGAACTTCTCAAACATGCACTCAGCCCCTCATCAGTGTGACGCGTACCTCGCCGAGTACAATCACCTTATTATTGTCCAGTTGCACATCCTGCGGCGGGTTAGTGACCCGCACATTACGACTCTCAGGAATATCCCGTCGAATTGCGAAGATGATATCCGCATGATTGAGCTCGTTCAGGTTCCGGCCTTTCTTGATACGCAATAGCTCCGTAAGGATCGCCTTTGCTTGGTTCTCCAAACCTTCGTCTGAAGCATCGGATGGAATCCATATTGTCAGGTCAATGTCTTGCGTCACTGTGTCCGATGCCTTCACAAGCAAGTTGTCATCTGGTCCCTTAATTGTTGCAGCTGCTTCGCGCACTTTCTGAAGCAAAGATTCAGATGGTGTGCCCGCCGTGCCAGTGACTATGATATCAATCGTCCCTTGGCCGCGTGGGTGAAGGTCGTCCACTCGAACGAACAACACCCCTGGTATGGCTTCGCATACATTTTTATACTTGGCCGCGATAGGGAGTGTGGAGAGTTCCGCCCAGGAGTTCAGAGTTCGCTCTCGAAGGCTCTCTATATCTTCGAGGTCGCTACCCTCCTGGCTGATCCAATCCGCATCGTTTGTAATTTCGTCGATGCCCTCAATATGAATCAATGACTTTCGTATTTGTCCTGGAGGAACATTATGGGCAGAACCAGCCTTTTCAGCTTCAACCGGTACGCGAAAGGTTAAGGCAGTAGCTGGCATAATCGTATTTTCAAGTACCATGTACCTGAGTTCTTCGCCCAGCATATCCGGTTCAGTCTTGAACACATCACCCTTGGCAATCTTGACGGCCTTTCCAGTGTCCTTGCGCTTTAACGTCACGAAACCCCGTGTTTTGATCGGTTGCTTTCTTCGTTTCGAGAAATCGGCAGCTTTCAGTTCCAACCAACCTTCCTCGGCATGATGTAAATATTGATTGTTTAAGACTTTACGCAACAATTGCACTAAATCAATACGTACCTGAATAGCTATCATCATTAGGGTGTAGAAAACACCGCCATTGAACAGATTGGTGATGACAAAACCTTCTTGTGTGAGCTCGTCCCGTAGTTTATTTTTCGCCTCTTCGCGGTCAGGGACTGGGAGAATCTGATCCATGATCTTATCTTCAATCACTCAACTTCACCTCAACTTTTACACGGTCAATGTCAACATCGAGCTGATAAAGCCTATCCGTGTTCTGGAAGGAGAACGATACATGAACCGTGATGGTATCGCCTTGAAAATCCATGAATGTATCTATGGTTTCCGCATCAATCTCTGGTCGTTGTTCCAGTTTCGTCTTGACTCTTTGCTCAATTTCAATACGCGTCAGCTCATCATCTTCAGATTGTACGAAATCTAGAAGTGACCAGCCCCAACTCTCGTCGTAAAAGAGCTCTCCCTCTTGCGTCATAGCTTCGAGTCGGATGTCCTGGAAGACACAATCAAGTCCTGACACTAGCAGGGTGTCACCATTAGCCGCTGCGACCAATTGCCAGTTACGGTCTAATCGAATATCGGTATCCTGAAGACCCGCCATATCAAGCCACCACCTTGCCGAGGATATGAACATCCAACTGTCCGTACATCAGTAGCACGGCCACGATGTCGCCAACTTCAAACTTCAGATCAGACTTCACACCTGGAATCTCTGGGAAACGCTCATCAACATTGCGAGACTCATCAAGACATTTGAGATTATATTCATGAATATCGGAACCAAGCTGTGCCTTGGTGACTTCTGCTAGCATCCCGGCTGAGAGCTGCGTATGAGGATATTGTTCCTGTATCCTCTTGTCAATCAGTGTGTTTATCATTTGTTCAAGCACATTCGTTCACCGCCTTAAAAATAGATTCGTGTACGGATGAAGCCTGTTTCCGAAGTGCTGAAGATCATTTTCATAACCTTGAATTCGCCCGATATTTTTGGGTGCTGGATACTTATGGTGTGCGAATGTCGAATGAACGGAGCTGACACGGTTTCAAGCTCCCATACGCCTCCTGATCGTTCTAGGGAGATGATATTCTCCGCATATTCGAATTCATATACATGTACTTGCTCAGGACGTTCTCCCCAATAGAAGACATCATCTGCAAAGAAGAACGGTTCTTTGATTTTCCAAATGGCGTGAATGTCCTGAATCATTGCAATAGCGTTCTTACGAACGATAGGAACACGCGCTTTTTTTGGAAACATCTTTCTACTGAGCTTCGCATTCGATATTCCTGCTTTGCCTAGCATATAGTTCATGAGCTCATGAGGGGTTGTGTCCAGGAACGTGTTCGTGATGACCGTATCTTCCAACATGATCATGGCATCCTTCAGCATAATTTCATTCTGGCCGCTACCTTCGTTATATGGGCTCACCACATATCCCGAAAATACAGTGTGATAGTCACCATCATAACCAAGCTCAATTTTCGCTTGATCTTTCCGAGCGATAGATATCTTGTCCTGGAACTGCTTCGTGAAGCGTATCTTCGCCCAATCAAAATAGGAATCCGCGGAAGAATACACTTCTATTTCTATGCCTTGTTCAAATTCATAGTTTCCCACAGTGACGAGCACTTCAGGATAGAAGAGCTCCATTTCCATTGTCATCATCCTTAATAGGGAAGAGCAGCAAGCTTACTGTTCGTTGAGGCGCTTGGCTGCCTATCCGAAGCTGCCGTCTTTCCTGTTTTGTCAGATTGCTTGGGCGCTGTGCCTCGTGAGCCTGAACTCAGGTATTGCTGATAATCTTCGTTAAGCTTTACATTCGAGCTTGAACCAGTGGACTTTGACTTGTCTTTCTTTGACTTCTTATCCTTGCCCGTTTTCTTCTTGGCGCTAATCTTCATGGTTCCGTATTGCCAAAATTCCAGAGTCACCGACATCTGACTACTCTTACTTTGCTCACGCGTTATCAAATTCTTAAAGATAACCTTATTGATTCCTCGCGCGGCGGTATGAACATTGACGATCTGATGCATGTTCGGTCGTGATTGTCCAGGCTTGCGAAAAAGCTTCTGAATCATAGCTAGCTTCTGTAACTTTGTTTGCTTGGGGCTGTCATCTAATGTGAGCTCAAGCGTAACCTTGGCATCCTCGTAGCCCGTAGCTTGCTTTGGTTTGGCGGCTTTGCCTTCAACTTCTTGTTCTTCGACTGTTGCATCTTCCTTAATTTCTAAGCTCTTAAATAGCCCAGGGAGGACAACGCCTCCCACTTTGACTGTACTTTCATCTACAAATATCATCGTTGTCCCTCCTATGCTGGATTAGGGCTTGTACCGTTTCCATTCGTGTGATATTCGATTTCCTTCAGCAGTTGGAACAGAGCAGGTAAATCCTTTAATTTGCTAATATCCACCGTGATATTCAGCTTTTCAATATTTGTGCCGCTATCCTTTTCCTTCAGCGTAGAATTACTTTCAGAGCGTTCAGAGAGGATTTCACGAAGAGGGATCTTCTTCACTTCGCCACCCGACAAGTTCATGTCACCGAACGCCTTGTCTGCCATGTCAGCAGGAATCTCCTGTGACTGCTCCATCCCTGTACCGATGGTTTCGAATACACGGCGACCTGAGAGCGTCAGCTGTGAGAGCGGACCTTCATGAGCATCCGAGAATGGTAGGAGTTCACGAACCCAAGATAGACCATCTTTGACTATCTCGTATGGCTTAGAAATTACACTTTGGATTCCATCCGTAAAGGTCGTAATGATCTTGGAGCCAGATTCCCTAAACCAATCCATCGTACCTGTCAGGAAGTCTTTACACCATTGGACACCTGTGTTGAATACATTCTTTACGCCCCCCCATAGATTGCCGAAGAAATCAGTGATACCACTCCAAGCACCAGATATTAAATCAGGAATACCGAGAAACTCCATGAAGTCGGCCACGGCTCCGTATATCCACGATCCTAGGGAAGAGAATAGGTTCCCGATCCATTCGAATCCAGCTGCAATGCCACTAACGCAATCACTCCATAGATTCTGTAGGAAGTTCACAACAACATCCCAGTTCTGCCAGAGTAGTATCAGGATCGCTATTAAAGCAACTATTCCGAGTACAATCCAAGTTACCGGATTCGCAAGGAGTGCAGCTGTGAATGACCAGACGGACGCGATCAATCCCGGCATTGCGGTCACTGTCGTCACAATAGCCTGTCGCGCCATATTGACCATACCAAGTGCAACATTCTTAATTCCAGTAACTGCTCCCTTTGTAACTGTCCCGATTCCTCTGAAGGCGGCACGCATTCCATCACCGGCATACATGGACATGATCCTTATGGTCGTAAACATACTTCGGATATTCAATAGCGCTGTTCTTAATGATTGAAAAATACCAATTGTCTTCGTGATTATCAGTCCTACGCCGCCAATCACTCCTATAAGTGTACCTGCAGTAGCCAAAAACAGGCCGATAGTCAGGATTACAATTGAGATAACTTTCGTGAGCTCCTGGTTCTCGTCTATCCAACTAGCAATACTCGAAAGAACACCTTCTCCTTTTGACATCAGATCATTATATACAGGTATTAGGCCATTCCCGATTTTCTCTTTTAAATTCTGAACACGCTGCGTTAGCCTTGTGTATTTTTCTCCTTCGGTTTCGTTTATGGCGTTAGCCATCCCTAGGGCAACTTGCTTCCCCTTACCTAAAGAGTCATACAGCATGAGAATGTTGTTCTGAAGGTCACCTGTCTTGCCATAGAGCAAGTCGATGAGTGCAACAGCTTCATCCGTACCGAACGCCTTCTGAAGCTGCATCTTCTCAGCCGCATCCATCGTTTCGCCGAACTTCCCGCGAAGCAACGCGAGAATTTGCGGCATGGATAATAGCTGATTGTTGGCATCTGTGAACCTCAGTTCAAGTTCTTTACCGGCCTTCGCAGCTGATGCAAGGAAGGCTTTATACTTCGTACCAGCCTCGCTGCCGCTCATAGTTGCCTGAAGCATCCCCAGAATGGAGAGCTGTTCTTCTAGTGGTACATTCGCTGTTGTTGCTGATGCTCCGAGCGTTTGAATGGACTGAGCCATTCCCGAGCCCGACGTCTTGAACGCCCGTACTGAATCGGAAATTCCAGCCGAAAACATTTCAGCAAATTCGAAGTCTGACATATCCGCATAGAAGTTTTTATAAATCCCATATCCGGTAGCAAATAGACTTGTCATCTCCGCTATCGTTGCTTTCGTAGCCTTTGCCGTTAGACCGGCCATTGCAGTGTATTGGGCAACTCCTTCATCCGATAGGGATGATACACCTGATTTGATATCATAGGCAGCTGTCAAAAAGTCAGGCTTCGTGGTTCCCGCCCACTGATCTGAGAAGTTTTGGGCTGCATTTTCAAGTGCATTCAAATCCTGTATACCGAGGGAGGATAGTTCACCCAAGGCTCTTCTGGTTGCAAAGGTAGCTTCAACCGGTGCAAGGACAGAGTTTGTAATCTGAGCACCAACACCCGCCATCACTAGCCCTGTCTTCGTCATACTCCCGAAGCTTTGATTAATCTTTTCGATCCTTCCGACTGAACCATCCACCGAAGAAGACATCCTAGACATTGGACCCGATAGCTGATCTATCATCCCGACGATAACAGATAATCTAAAAATCGAATCTAGACTCACAACTCTATCTCCTCCTGTTCACATTTCCTGAATTTGGTGTTATATTGGAGAAAGTATACAAGTAAGAGGAGGTTCTCTAAATGACTGCTATTTGGTTTGCATTTTTCAGTCTTCTTATTTGCCATCTGTGCTGGTGTTGTTATTTCTGTACTTATTTCGTACCTCTTTTTATCTACGTTATTCCTTATACGCTCGTGGGTCGGGTAGTGAAAACGAAATGGGCAGACACAAAGACAAAAAGAAAGAGGGAGTTTGGAGATCGGCAAGGAACGCAACCATCTTGTATAAAAGCTGGATTCGAAGAAGCCATCCTTCTAAGAGGGTGGCTTTTCTATTCTCCGAACACTTTCACGATAGCCCTTGCCATTACGCCTTCCTCAAGCTCTTGAACATACTTCGCCTGGGCAAGCGCCCATATGAATTCTTCCATGTCCATGTCTCCAACTTCTTTCTTTAGCAGAGCAGGGGGTACAAACCGATGGATTTCTAACGCTCCGCACTCTACGAAGCTTGATTTGACCCCCTGGAGACTACTCTCTAAAGCTGCTTTAAATTTACGTCCTTAGACAATCCCAGCATGGTCAGGAGCTTTTCACCGATTGATAGAGAGAATGCTGGATACTCATCCAGATGCGATTCGAGTTGACCAGCTTGTTCTTCCACAACATTATCGAGAATGAATACCCGCATCGCTTTGGTAGGGCTCTGAGCTGTTGTCTTGATATATCTGTCATAGCTTGCTGTCTTCGGCTTGCGGAAGAAGTATTCAACTTCAATGCTAGTCAAGTCATCTTGCTCTACCGTTGCCTGAATGCGATACACTTTCCCGTATTTAGCCTTGTAAGTTTCGACGGATGTCGTTCCCGCTGTTTTTTCTGCCATAGTGTTGTTCCTCCTAAATTGTCATTTATTTTGATAATTTCGGTACGTTAGATAGGTTTGACGCCATCCCGGTCAATGCCGTTTACAATCAAGAAGTCGAGATCGACCTTCAACGCTTTATCTCCCTGGGCATTCTTGTGAGATGATTTCGTAAAGGTGACTGTGTTCAATACATCTGTTCGCGTTCGTCCGCCTCCGTCCGCATAGCTCACGACAATCTTAGGGATGACTATTTTGTACAGCCCCATGTTCTTACTCTTGCAATATTGGAGCAGATCATCGAAGTCGTCGCGCAATAGGCTGAGCTTGCCTTCAGATTTATAATTCCCCTCACCGTATCCGCGTGGGCGTTGCCCCTTGCCATATGCGACCTCTTTCTCAAGTTCGTCATCGTATGAGATTTCCTGCACGTCGAGAGTGAGTCCTGGAATAGAGATGGTTATATCTCCCCAGTCGTATACTTTGCCGTTGATTACGCTCATCTAGTTAGCGCCTCCCTTAAATGGGTTCTCCATGCCCAGGTCGATCCTGATTTCACGGATGTGACCAACCGGAACATACCGTATGATGACCTCTAATTTCTCCGTTGTCAGGATGTCTTGGCCTGCTGGAACTGTGATACGGCCAGCAGAAATTTCCTTGTTACGCACCATTTCGTCGATAGGCGTCTCGATGAACTTGGCAATTGTCTCTAGGCTGCCTTGTACATCTGTCATGTCAACCTCGCTTTGAAGATGAATAAGCGCCTCCTTGCGAGTCTGCCGAATGAGCTTGTTCTTGATTCGGACATCCTCCGCATAGCGATAGTCCGATCCTTCAGGAGCCATCATTCGGGCATTGGTTACATAAAACCCCTCAAGCCCTTCATATCGACGGAAGGTAAGAAAAGATTCCTCGTCAAGTAGGCCGATATAGTCCTCGATCCCAGCAGGTAGGAGTTCCTTCATCTTTGATTCCGGGATGCTGAAGGTCTTCGTTTCTCCAACAGATTGTTGCGGATTCGCCCGTGCGTATAGGCCGCATACGATCCCGGCATTATTGATATCTTGTGTCCGGCCATCCATCCTGGTATACCTTGAACGGGCTGACACGACTTGTAAATCATAGTTTTGCAAACCCTTGCGATCTGTGATCAATCGTTGGACGTAATCATCTATTGATTCATTTTCCTGCTGGCGTGTTGCTTCACAGACCATAAAGACAGGTCGTTTATAGACAAAATGGAATTTTTCGATTTCTTTGGTTAATGCTGCCCACAGTGGTTTAGCTGATTCTCCAACGATATGAATAAACTCAAAGGTAAAGCTGGAACTACGTAGTTTATCCAGAGCAGACAAAACGTCCTTATTTGACATTTGGGGTGCTTTAGTTGCAACTTTATACGAGTCACCAACTTTAAATGAGTTCGGTTTGTCCGTATCCGTTTCAGTAAACTTGAATGTCAATCCAGTTTCCGGTATTAACAGCTCACCTGAGGCGGGGAGGGTGAGCTCATCCGAATAGGATATGCCATCTATGGAGTATCGCAACGCAGCGGCATTCAATCCACCAGCTACAGTAATTTTGATGATGACTTCATATGCATTATTAGGCGTTCCAGTAACGGTTGCATTCCCTGTTCCTGTTCCTTCCTTCAACAACTTCCCTACCTTGCCAGGGACAGAGGGGGCGACGGTGAGGCAATACACTTTATTTGAACCAGAATCAACGCTGTCCATCGTCGCATCAGCCAGAGGGCTTGCGCCCAGCAACTCCTTAATCTTGGATGCACTCATATTTCCAGTCACGATGATAGGGACACTCGAAGTAACTGGCGATACACCTATCTTGACATGAACACCCTCGCCCTTGGCCGTTCCAATTCCCAAGCCCCCATCAGTGATTGATGTAGATACATCTCTAAGCATTTTGTTCCACCTTCTTTCCGTTGATGGAGCCGTTCAAGAAATTCTTAACGGCATCGGCATAGTCTTTCTCCGATACCTGCCTCCCAGTCTTCCACCCTTCGGCTGCCTTAACGCCGTGATAAACTGCATCACTTGTATCAAATTTGTTTTTCAGCTGCTCAATATCTATCAGCTGCGGGGATATAGCGCTGCTATCCTTAGATGCTGCCATTGCCATCCTCCTTCAACCTTTCTATATTTCGAACTTCATATTCGCCAACACGGGCGAAGTCTGTATCCTTGTATATGCCTCCAACGAATTTCACCTTCAGCTGCACCGCGATAGCAGCCTTCAGGATGCTGTCTTGCTCGGCAACCCAATCGGCTTCTTCAACCTCAATGGGTGTATAGTTGCCATTGATTACGATGCCTGAATCAAGCGATGCAAGGAATTTCTCGAAAATCTCATCAGCCTTATCTTGCTGATATTCGCCGATCACTACTACGAAGGTTATATGACGTTCGAACATCTTTCTACGCTTATGCTTATCGTTGTTGTCATCACGATATATTTTCTTATTGAATGACCTCTCAAGAATGTCACTATCGGGGATGACAGCACCGACATGACTAGACTGGTGGGCTTTGAGCTCTTTCATGGTAGTAAAAACCTTGCCTTTGATTCCAGCAGCCCCCAACTTCTGAATCAGATATTCCTTACATTGTGCAATCATGGTTATTCCTCCATAGCAGCTTCGAGCATGCTCTTGATTTCAAGCATGTCTTCTTCAGAGAGTCCAAGAAACGGACGGGCAGGTATCTTGATATTCACTTTAACTTGGCGCTTGCGAATCCATCGATCACCAAACTTGAAGATAAGTCCTTTTGATGTCTTCGCCCTAATCGTCACCTGGCGTCCTTTTTCACCGAACTGGTGCGTTCGAGCGTATACAAGGTTAGTACCGACAGCGAACCCTGAACCATCTGCGGATGATCTGATAGAGTTCTTCAGCCTCGCACTGTCGGTTAAAGTCGAGCCATTTTCCGTCGAAGCACGTATGGATGTTTCCCATGACTTACCGTCAGGATCTTTCTCTGACCTGAACCTGTCCAAGGTAGAGGTTCGCATACTTTCAGAGAGCGCCAGACTGACACCTCGTATATCAATGTTCTCCATCTGATGCAGACGCTTCATGAGACGGCGAACATCACCTTCAATTCGAATGCTGTATCCCATAATTACATTCCTCGCATGCTGTCACGAGAGAATCGCCGTGTACTGGAATAAGCAGAGAAGGCCGTATCTGCCTTCCTGGCATTGTCAGTGACGCCGATGTCGATGATACCCTTCGCAACATTCTCAAAGAATCGTATAGCTGCGTTGTAACGATTCAGATAGTTCTTTTCCCTGTCGCTTTCATTGATCCCGATACGACTGTATAAATTATATACAGCAATGTCCTTACTAAACTTGTTAATTACCTTTGGCGCTGGAGAAAAGGGGACGGGATACCTCTTCATGAGATATCCGTCAATTTCCCCACACGCATCATTGATTGCTTCTTCAATAATGGGAATGATGAACTGTTCCCGTTCAACGGGATCGTCGATGTATCTATCACCGATCAGGGCATCCAGGACATCATCCTTGATTGATCCGCGAACTTCCTCGATTGTGCAGTACATTCATGCATCATCCCTTATGGGTTAGTTGGTGGTGTAACTGGTGGCGTGTCATCCACTTCGCCTGTAGAACCATATGCCATCTGCCAGAAGCCGAATCCAGCATTCGAGCGTCCATCAACCCCGTACAAAAATTGCTTACGCATGAAGACATTCTCATCAGTGTCTCTATCCATTGCAACAAACTTAGCCTCTTTGCGTTTTTGGTAAATGAGCGGCTTCAACGGCTTTGTCGTACATAGGAGGAACCAAGCATCTGGTTGTTCAGCTAATTCTGGAACGACCAGTAACTCTGCTGTGTCCTTAAATGTATTCGTCGTTCCGTCAATCTGATCCGCGTACAGAATTTTACGTGCCATTGTCTCGTTAGCTGGAGAGACCACAAGCAAATTAGGCACAAGCTTCAGGCTCTTTCCACCTTCGTCAACAAGGGACATGATTTCGCTTCGAGCAGCAGCATAAGAACGAGGCGAAAGCTTCTTTTTCCCTTTGTTGCTGACCAGCTTATCATTTACTTTGTGTTTTTCAGAGAAAAAAGGTTGTCCATCATAGCATTTCGTACTGAACCCCTTCATCAAGAGACCGAACACCATTTCATCTGGATGGCTGGCTGTACTTTGCCCCATATCTTGAATAATCGGGTTGTACAATCCAATACTATCGTCTTCGATGTCGTTACGATCCACGCCAACCGTTAATTCAAAATCCTTATTCTTAATGGTGTAGTCAGAGGCTTGCAAGTTTTGAATCTCACGGTCTCCAATCCATTCGCGCATACGTGGCATTTTTCCAAGCCATTTGTAATTTTCTTCGCCTGTTGTCGATGGAACAAGAGTGGCAACCTTGTCCCATTGCGTTTTTGTTTCGTCAAATGCCTTCGTGAACAGGACATTAAATGCGGTATAAATACCGCGCAAAGCTTGCTGATTGACTATCATTCGATTTCCTCCTCGTTACAATTCAATAGATTACAATGTTTCTACGATGACGTAGCTGCCTTCGATCCCAATGACCTTACCGGCCACGCTAGAGCCAGTAGCGGTGGAAGTCACCGTCTCATCGTCACTGAAATAGCAATCTTTCAATACATCCTTGGCAGTTACAGCACCAGACGAAGCGTTGTTCCATTTGAAGACGCCTCGACGGACTCGAATGGTAGCTTCACCATCTGTCCCCGCCGAATTATCGACATACTCTTCAGCCCGTCCAGCTGCTAGGAGTTTATCTGCCTTTGCTCCCGGAACTGCCATGCCTGTCGCATCGACTGCAACAAGTGCGCCATCGAAAATTTTTGTGCCGCCCTTAACAGGGAGGATGAGTGTTCTGCCATCTGCATATTCCGTTGTATTACGTCCTTGTGTTAATGCCATACCTTATTCACCCCTTGTAATTGATTTAATTGATAGATTACTTACCGCCGTATTTTTGCAAGTCATCATCAGAGATGCCGAGCATTTTGCACACTGTCATGCTAACCTCATCCTGTTTCGCCGACCGCTTCCCTTCATCAGTGAAGTCGAGTTCTCCAACCGGAACCACTTGAGGAGCTTTTTCAACGAACTTTTGGAAGCCTTTCGGGTCTTTGAGAGCATACTCATCAGCCCATGCTTTTTGTGCTGCTGAAATTTTTCCTTCCTTCAGTGCCTTGGTTACGAGCTCATTAGAGTCCTTCTTATCCAGGCGTTCCTTCAGCGCCTTGAATTCTGAAATTGGGACATAACCTGAAGGATTCTTCAAGGCCATGATAGCGGCTGCCACATCTTCTGTCTTTGCATTCGAAGCGACACCAAGCAGGTCAGTGATTGTCTTATTTGCGACGATTTCTTCTTCGTCCTCTTCTTTTTTTCTTCAGTGGAATTGGCTTGCAACCCCTGAAGCTTTTGCATGATTTCCTCTTCGGTAGCATCAGCACTAAGGCCAAGCAGTTCAGCGAGTTTTTTTAGAAAATCCATCTCGTTTCCTCCTTCTTCATATTGAGTGATATCAAGCGAATTAATAATTGGATACATCCCGTCGATAGCTGGTGTGTTCGTCAGGGCGACCGAATGCAGGACAACAGCCTTTTGATCCGATTTGCGAACCAGAACGACAGGCGATAGGTAGCGATATTCCTTGTTCTTCAGATATTCCTCTGCCTTGGGCGTCCATTCGACCTTGCCAACAATGGCATCGTCCTGGAGGCTGAGCTCTTTAATCCATCCACCGGCAGGAGCTTGGATATCTTCGAGGGTCTGATGCTCGTAGTCGATAACGATATCCAAAGCCCGTCGCTGAAATGTTTCCTTGATTGCCTGAAACGATTCTTCGTCTACGATGAAGTTGCCTTTTTGCGATTTCACAAGCCCCTTCGGAAGGAGCTTGATCACGGTTGGAATACCTTGCACTTCTGAAGCCGTTCCTGAACATACAATCAGTCTTTTCAGTTTGTTCACCCCCTCGCCAAGAAAATGCCTTCTCTACTAGCGTTATAACGCGTTATAACGCGGGTCTAATATTGCTCTGCATGATTCGGTCATCCATTTCCCAAAACGTCATACAGGGCATTCTAGGAGCTTACTCTTTCGATTTGCGTTTCTCCCTGTTTTCGAATGCTTTTTTCAAGCTTTTAGGGTAGCTGCTCACATCCGGATTGAAGGCATGCTTTGCTGGATTCGTAGAGAAGCTAGGATCAGGCAAGACGTTCACATGATGACCATTCACCTGTGCTGATATCGGCGGCTCTGTCTCAACCTTCAATCCGCGCTCCTTCAATTGCCGCTCTGATAATGTCTTCACCGTACAACGGCAGCGAAAGCCGTTCGGAGGATACCAGGTATCCCATATGGGATCATCTGCTCGATATACCTTGCCGTCCATTGCTAAGTGTGATGGACGAGTCTTGCTATCTTTTACCGCATCATACATCCAGTAAGGACGCAGCTTCATCACTGTGGGTGACCTCATTTGCTGGTAATGACCAACCTGGTATGCCGTTTGGATGTTGGTGCGGAAGACGTTGTCAGCTTGGAAATTCGTTATCCCTTCATATCCCCGGCGTTCTAGGAAATCATTCATTCTATCGCGGAAATCTTTCATTGTGCGGCCTTGCTCGATAGATTCCAGCAACTCATCATGAAACTTGTTAATGATTTGAATAGACGTGTATCCCGACACTGTAAAGGCAAGACTCTTATATTCCTCTTCAAGCTTATAGAATTCACTTGCTGTCACCGGCAGCTTATCGCCAAAATACTTGACAGCTTCCTCGAATACAATGTCATCCGTGAGAAGATCAAACAGTTCTTTCATTCTCTTCGACTCTCCCCATTAGGTCGGCATAGAACATGGCTTTGTGCAACAGTTCATCCAAGTCTTTCATATCCATTTGCTGGTACAACTCTTCCGTGAATCTATCGTCTTCGAGCTGAGCCTTCACTTCTTCCAGATTGTTAGCTTTGTCAAGCATTTTGAGAATCGGAGCAAATATTTTCGCAAACACACCCGCATTCTGTTCCAGAGCGGCATCTGCTAATCGGTCTATGTTCTCCTGAGTTGAGCTGAGCTTGTTTTGATTTGTCTTGTTCACGATCAAGGCCGTATCCTTAAAGGGCATTGCGGTTGAAGAATTAGTAAGCGGCGTTGCTACTTCCTCGCCATTTTCAGGCTTCGGAACACTGAATTTCTTGTATAGATGAGAGGTTGGAATCTTCAACCCCATATCGATCAGCTTCTCGTAGATGTCAGCAGTTTCTTTCAGATCACCGGCTTCCTCGCAGTCGAAACGAAGATGGGGAATACGCCGGTCTTCCCCGAAGTTGAAATACACAAGAGGTCGTATAAGATCACGACGTAAGGTTGCGGCTAGCGCCTTACAATCAGCGACAGTCAAGTCATGTCTGACTTCATTATGCGTCTTTGACTGAGCGAAGGAGCCGCCGCCAGAATCAGAAGTCAGTGTCTGTCCAAGCACTGCCTTGGATGTTTGCTCGTCACAGTATCGTGCGAGTGATTCATAGACGTTGATCGAGGTCGTCTTCGATGCCTCTTTGAATTCGATATCCGTTCCAGTCGGGATAATGCCAGCGGCATCTGTCCCCAGTTGTACCAGTGCCCGTATGAGCGCGTTTTTCTCTTCCTCTGAGGCAGATGGATCATACTTCCCAAGACGTAGGGGCATCCCGAATACTTCGCAGAAGCTTACCCAGTCCTTCAGGTCGTAATTTTTGAACAAGTACATCCATGCGACTACTCGTAGAACTCCCGCCCTTGACGGATGACCAGAACGTGCCTTATAGCGGTGAATCACGAACTTATTGTCTGGCAGCGGTATCCCTGAAGGATGGTCTCTTGTGCTTACTTTCATGATGTCGTTGTTATCCCAAGAGAAACGCTTTGGATGTCGCCATTTGATGTCATCCACTACGGTATAGCCATCTTCAATTCCCCATATGATTTCAGAAACAGAGATGCCCTTTCCAATTGCATCGAGCAAATCCATCATGATATCCTCGAAGTTCTCCAGGCCGTCAATCTGTTCTTTTACGAACTCGGCTATCTGCTTATCCCATTCATCATCGCTAAAGGGGATGACTTCGAAGTCCAATCCCGTGACAGCATTTTTGCGTGTCTGGAGCTGAGAGAAGAGATGTGGATCTTTTTCCTCCATTTCTTCGAAAAGCTCCATTTGCTGAAGCACATCCCCCGCATCGGCTTCTCTAAAGATTTGCGCCAGTCTTACTGGAGTCAAGCCATTGGACGGATAGGTGGAATACTTATCATGTACCTGAGCGACTGCTATCTCAACCATTTCGGGACGCCTTGGAGCTGCCGCTTTCTCTTGATTCTTTCGTTTCCGTCTTGACAACTGTATTCACCTCCTAGTAGCCGCCTCGCCGGAACTTCATAGCTCGGCTAATGACTGACTTGTAATCTGTTTTATTTGATGTCTTGATGCTCAATGCAAGCCGTACCGCCATTTCAAGCCCATCGGGACCATCATCATTCTTGCCCATTGGATATTCGCGCATCTGTTGAAGCAAAGTCTTGTGTCGTCTGCTAAACTTCAGATATCCGTTCTTCACGAATGGCTGAAGGGACTCGATTCTCAACTCCTTACGCTGGACACTATGTATCTCCTCGATTGAGAGATATTCACCAGCTTCAGCGCTCTTCTGGACAAGAACATCCTTGAAGAAGTGCTGGAACTGTACTGTCTCGACGCCGAATTTACGGAATGGTCGCCTATAGTCTCGCCTGAATCGTTTCGACATCTCGATTGCATCCTCGATAATGGCATCCGGGACGCGTCTCTCGATGGATGCCTCCACTACGTACATATAGCCGCTCTTGGTGTCTTTTGCGATTGCAATAATTGAACTCGTATCACTCTTTTTGTTCTTGCCCAGGGACGGATCATTCGCTGCTACATACACGAATCTAGAGTCACTGAAATCAAGACTTAGATCGTCATCGTAATAGTCAAACCACTCTTCATTGAACGTACAGGAATCAGGATCAATCGGATCATTCTGAATTTCAGAGTTGAATGACGCTTCACCTTCTGAAATCTTGATGACCATTAGATCGTAATAAGAGAGTTTTGCTTCCCACAGCACCTCAGTGCCTTCGAGCATGTCTTCTTTGTTGTCCTCGTAAAACGTCCGTGCGTCTTCCTGTCGACGCTCATTCTCAAGGTCGGTATAAATTGCTTCCCACGCATCCCAAAGCTCTTGGTTCTTGGCGGGGTGGATGACCCCCCGATATTTGACACAGTGGTATTCAGGATTCTTCAGGACTTTGGATAGCAACGAATCGTAATGCAGAATCGTACCGATATACACAATGTCGGTATATGTGTCACCAGCCTTGGATACGGCCTTGTAAAACCAGCTCTCAAGCTTCTTGCGCTGTTCAAGTGTATTTACGTTCTCGTCATTTTCAATATCATCAAGGACGATCAAATCAGGACGCCAATTCCGGTGGCGCCGTCCCCGAATCTTCTTGCCAGAGCCAATTGCCTCGACCTTAATGTCCGTTGACGTCAACAGGACGCTACCTTTCCAGACTTTCCCTTTTAGGCTTCCGAAGTCTTCAATGATTGCCGAGTTATCTTCTAACTCTGTCTTGATATCAGTGAGAAACCCCTCAGCCTGGTCGCTGCTATCGGATAGGATAATCGGGTAATGCTTATATTCGTACAGAACCGCATGCAATGTATCCTTAAAAGTGAAGCTTGTTGATTTCGCATGACCACGAGGGGCGGCCGTACCACGACGGCAACCTTTCGCCCTAGATATCTGCTTAGCTGATGTGGTAGGGTTCATGCCTTTCATGACTCCCTGAGTCCATATGTTATCTAGTTCTTCATGAAATTTTGGCGACTCCCGAACAAAGTAATGAGGGAGATAAGCACGGCCAAAATACTCCAGGTCAATTGCCGCAAGCTGCTTGCGAAGTCCATCCTTGCCCGTGAGCTCCGCACCGTTCCGATACTCATTCAACAGTGACGCTCGATATTCGCTGTGCTGCTCATTACGCATCACATAGCTTTCAAAGAGCTGCTTCTGATACTCCTGGCTTAAAAGCTCTTCCTTGTCCAAATCGTCTTCAAGCTGCCGTAAGTAATCATCCAACTTAATCATCGGCCATCATCTTTTCCTTCGCTCTTTGCAGTACCGACTTCAATTCTCCAGCGAGTTGTGGGTCGGACTTAATGGCTGCCATCAGCTCGGACTCCATCCCTTGGAACGCAAGATCAACCTTCTTCTGCATATCCTGGCGAACGCGGTCTTTGTACACCTTCGTTCTTGAAAGTGCGACCATGACACGAGCTGCTTTATCGAGCGGCATATAGTCCCATTCTTCCTGGGCTTGTGCCATTTTCTTGGTTAGTTCTCCAGCCATGATCTGAAGGCCGCCTTCGGTATAATCAACCTCAGGGTTCTTCTTTATCATCTCGACTAGAGCTTTCGTTTGCTCTTGCGCTTCCATGAGTCGCTGCATGGTGTTACCAATCCGCAAGGCATAGCGTCCAATAGAGCTCTTGGAAACTTCGAAGCCCTGATCTTCTAGGTACTCGGATATTTCCCAGTAGGTATACCGAGTGTCCATGAGCATGGCATCTACCTGATCCTTGATGTGTACTGGGAGATCATCTATCTTTGAGCGAGTTCGATTCCTCCGTTTGCCGCTCATTAGATATCGACCCCTGGATCATCTATGGTGTTTTCAAGTAAGTCCACACCTTTGGCAGTTAGCCGTATAGACCCATCATTGCGGTACACGTTGTACGAATTGATATGCTTACCCACGAATTGGATATATCCTTTTTCCTTCAGGTAGTCCAAATGCTTGGAGATGTCAGGGGAGACAATCAAGCCATCATTGATAAGTGCGTTCGATAACTGTTTGCATAGCAACGTGTTTTGATTACCTCGTGCCAGACTCCGCATGATGTAGCCACGAATTGCCTTGTTCTGCTGGACTTGAAATTCCTTGTCTTCCAACTTCATTTCCCCCTTTCAAGCATGGTGTCATGAATCCTGTCTAGCTTCTTGTCCACATTGTTCATGGTGCGAATGTAATCCTCACGAGTGACGTAGATGAAGGGGAGATCGCTTTTCAACTCCTTAACTTCTCTCTCCAATCCAGCTACTTTGGTATCCATCTTGTCTTCCAGTTCGTCTACGCGCTTGGCCGATGATGCAATATGCTGCTTGACTTCCGACAGCGTTGTCTTCAAGAAGAATCCAATTGCACCGATACCAAGCATGATTACGGTCTGAATCACCCAAGTCCATTCCACTAGCCAGCACGCCCCTTGTCTTTGAGCTCCAGAACCTTGGATTCTATCGTATTCATGATGTACTTTTCTGTATCTCCCAGGGTATCGTGGAGTGCCTTCAAATAGTCAGGACGTAGTTGGTGAATAATTTCTGAATACGCTCGACTTGATAACTCCGTTAGTTCATTCTTTGATGCTATGCCGTTTTTTACGGATTCTCTGAGTTCCTTCGCCAATGTTTGTTCAATAGTGCTTACTGTTTTTTCAGCAATGTCGTCCAGACGTTCAATGGCTGCCTGAGCGAGAGCTCGTTGAGAATCATCTCCAAGCTTCTTCGTTTCTGCTGATAGCTTTACAGTCGCTCTTCTGATGTAATAGATTGCGTAGGACGACAACAACGCCAACCCCGCTAATACGATGTTCAAAATCATTTCGTTTATTGCGCTTTGCATGATACTTGCCTCCTTTTAGACAATAAAAAACCAGTAGGGCAAATGCCTCTACTGGTAGATTACTAAAGTTTTCTATTCTGTTCTGGAGGGGTTTCCCCGATTTTTTGCCCCTTATTTGAGTTCATCATCACTAAACAATTGGAGCTGATTTTCATCTCGTCGAGCAATGGGGTGGACGCCTTCACATATTTCCCTTATACGCCGTTCACTTAGGTCATATTTGCGAGCAAGCTGCCGATGATTATAACCATCATATTCCTCTACGATGCGCCTATCCCGAACCGGACGCAGGAAGAAGTCCATAGTAGGGATATACACATGATCCCCGCCGTTCTGACGAGCAAGCTTGATCAGATTGTCAGTGCCTATCAGTTCCGCATACTTCCGGTATGGGTCTGGGAGCATGTCCGGTGTCAGCTCTTCAATCCATTCCAACATCCGGTGGATCACCTCCTAATTATAGCAGATAATCAAAAATGTCAATGACCATTATGCGGAACGACCTTTTTCCTTCCGGCACTGGATGGTTAGCAGCCGCCAAAAATCATAACTGCCTTTCAACGTTGACATTTCCTTTTCGTAGTAGGCTGCAGCTTCCTTTGCCCATGTTGGGGGATCAATTTCTTTTTGCCCTTGCAGTTCTTTCAGCAGCTTGCTTTGTTCTTCTACTGTCTTCTTCAGCTTGTCAAACTCAGCTTTTTCTTCTCTTGTCATCGGTTCTTCGTCCTTTCTCGGTTCAGATTTGAGGTTCGATTTGACCATTTCAATGAATGAGTACCATCCTGTCCACTTCCCGCCATCGTGCATGAGCCTAGGGCATATCTTTCCTGACCAATCATAGTGACGTCTTAATCTTTCAACACCCCATCCACGTTCCTGTAGCATGTTTGCGACGAGCTGCGCTGCATTGTGGAGAGTTTTCTGGTAATTCCCGGATTCGCATATTTCAATTCCGATGCTCGTCCGATTACCGGACTTCATGCTACTGCCATCTCCTGCATGCCATGCATTTTCAGTCAATGGAATGCATTCTACTGCTTCATTTTCGTCGATTGCGATGTGAAAGGAAGCTATGCGATCATTCTTAGGATTTGTCAACCAACCGCGTTCATTTGCAGCGCTGCTCGTCGGATTTCCAGTATTGTGTATGGTAATCGTCGTCGCGTCCATTGGGTATCCAGGGCGACGATTCTTCATTGTATTTTTCGGGATGTGATCCTTACGATAGATCATCCTGCGACACTTCCTTTACGGCTTTTAATCTCTATTACTTCATTGTTCTTGATCAAATGTCTCTTCAACGAACCAAAAGAATACCAACGATGATCATGATAGGTATATTTCTGTGCTGCTGCGTCCCTGTAATATTTCTTGCTTACTTTTTTAGCACTTTCTAGTTGTTTTCTAGTGAAAAGTTGCTTCGTGATAGGTCGCATGAATCTGCGTCGTTCTTCGCAATCATCAATTATCCATGAGCCCTTAACAGTTCCATCGATATACACTGCAATGCCGTTCTTAAACGGGGTAACCCTCTCAAGAACCAATGTTACTGGGTAACCATCACAATTTAATTCCACAGGGTAGTGCAGATGTCTCAAGTTCTTTTCAACGGTTTTCCAGTCTTCAATTGTCATACTGCTTGTTGGCTTCATTTTTCCACCTCCTCAAAGTTGATCTCAAAAATATGCCGAAGCAATTGGATCGAGGATACCTTTCTATCCATCGGCTGCTTACGAAGTTGATTCGCTAGACTCTCCAAGCTGACCGCCATCGTGCCAGCAGTAGGAAATGCCTTGGAGAAGTGGACGAAGCAGCGATTCGGATCGGGTTGGGCTGCAATTAACACTGGTTCTGGCTTCGGTTTACGCTTAGTCATTCGCTTCTCCTTTGCCACTTTTCTTGATAATAACGACATGATTAGTCTATCTGTACCATTCGCCACCCTTTTTAAGATACTTACCGTTGTAACCAATTTGTGGGGCAAGAATGGCAACATCATTTCCGCTATAATGTCTAGGCTTCATTGCATCGAGTCGCTTACGCTCCGCTTCTAGTTGCTCTGGAGTCAATGTGTAAGAATTAACTTTCTTGTAGTCAGTCATAGAACCACACCTTTCACCTGAACAGTTCCTTAAATCGGTAATCTAAGGCAAGTGGATCTTCACCATCATTCAGGAGCATCTCCCCCAGGAACTTCTTGCCCTTAGGACTTACCGTTCGTTCAAATAAACGTCCAGCCGTAGCCTTTGATAGAAATCCAATCAATTCAGCGAAGTATTCGCTGGTGTAGACAATAGGGAGTTGCTTGCGGTAACGATAATCGACAATACCGTAAAACTCTTTGATCCATGTGTCTTTTTGGCTCTCTTTGCATATGTCGTCTACAACCAGCAATTCACAGTTGTATATGCGTTGGCGAATCTCTTCAACCATATAAGATTCATCCGTGTTGTAATAAGAAAACCATTCTGTAAAGCTCTGTACCCAATTAAAAAAGAGGGGGTACACATCGTACTTGATTAGAGGGGCAACCGCTGCCGTAACCAGGTGAGTCTTCCCACTTCCAGAAGTGCCCAAAATTCCAAACCAAGGGACACCCTTCAGGCTTTTTGCATTCTTGATACGATAGATCAATCCGTCCGAATATTCACGCGCTAGCTCATATGAGTTAATGACACGCTGATCCAGGTCACTCAAATCAAAATTGTCAAATGTTTTGAGAAGAGCATCTTCGCCCATGTTAGTGGATTTCATGACGCGCTTCAGTTTTTTACGCTGCATACACAGGCATTGACGTGCCACGTTTCGTATGGGGTCTAAAATGACGCCCTCGTCCCGGCACTCCTGGCACTCATAAGCCAGCGAGCTTTCTTCTGAAGGCTTCTTCGGCGCTGATATCGCGTTTGCCCTGGCTGCTTGAAGGCTTCTGAACAGATCGGCTACGCTCTCTTTCGACTTTCGCATGGACAGCACCACCTTTCAGGAGATTGCGAAGGATGCCCCGCGTGTAGTTCTCCTTGATATTCGGATACTTCTCCATGTGTATGGAGAGCGCCCTGATGACAAGAGTAGGCTCATACTTAGCCCAATATTCGTATTCGCGCTGCTTGATGCCTTCAGAAATCTTGCCTGTGCTACGAGTGAAACGTATAGCATCCCAATATGCTTCGATGACTTGCCGTTGTGCTGGTGAATACCGTTCAAGAGCGTCCGACATCGGCTTTCACTCCTTCCCGTTGTTTCATTGCTTTTAGAGCCTCGATGACCCGGCTAGCTTGGTTGGGTGAGAGGTAGCTCGTATGGCTGACGCCTTGTTGCTTCTCTATGAAACCGCGAAGCCTACGAGGATCAGTGTTCCATCCTAATTCTTTCGCCAACTTGTTAATTTGCCATATCTGGTTAGGAGTCGCTCGCGTGGATGGCTTGCCTTTGCCGAGTAGTTGATTCAGCCTATCAATTACTTTGATGCCTTGGGACTTATTTAATGCTTTGATGCTATTTGATCCCGTAACTGAATGTACCAAGTCATGCAGTTCGTCATTATTGATTTGGGCTTGCTTGGCAAGCCCAAATATGTTCTTCATCTGCGGATAGGTGATCTTATCCATGAGTGTCCGTCTCCTCACGTATCTTTGTTGATCTCTAGCCCCACACTGATGCTGTCTTCCACATATACCGCGTTTCTGATGATGTCAGTTTGCTCCTTGGATAGTTGACCGAAGAAACGTTCAACGAGCTCGCCATTCTTAACCATTCTGATTGCATCGAGCTCTTCTTCAAGCTCACCAGTCACACCAACACTCTCCAGGAGCTGCTTGTCCTTCAGGTATTCACCTTTGAGCTTCTTCTTTAATGCTTTGATTACATCCTCACCGAGCCCAAGCCCACTGATGATGCTCTCGATAGTAACATCCGTAGTGTACTCAGCCTTATAGAGAGCAATAAGAGCCATCTTGAATCGTGAGTCTGTTTCATACTTGACTTCTTGTCTGCGACTGACCTTCGACAGAGCTACTTCACCGAGTACGTCAATAAGGTTGTCATAGTTGTCGACTTCGAATTTTTCCTTGTATACTACGTTGAAGCGACCGTTCTCACCAGTGATCTGGAAGAAGGAAAGGTTCTTGTTATCCATCTCTGCATAGGCCGCTGTGGTGAGTTCTGCCTTGATGGAATCCATCTGCTTCTTGCATTTCTTCATCTGTTGTTCCAGGGCGATTGCCTCGTCAACTTTCTGTGCAAGTGTTGAGCTCATTCAGCAGCAGCTCCTTCAAAAGCATTCGCAAATCTTCGTTCTGAGACATCTGCATCCATGTTTTGCACACAGCAGGAGCATATGAAACGACCATAGAATATAATCAATTCCTTCTCCGATTTGCAGAACATACAGCTCCCATGTGTTCGCTGAAGAAAAATTGTTCCATCCTCGCCATCAACCGAGATACTAAATTTTTCACCATCTGACAGCCCATATTCCCTGCGAAGCGCTGCTGGGAACGTGATGGAACCGCTCTTGCTTAGTCTCTTGCTGAATTCTTTCATTTGCGTTCCTCCTTGTATATTTAATTGACGCCCCGGTATAAACCAGGGCGATGTTGCGCTAACTTATGAAACCGCTGCATCAGGATGGGCTTCATGGAATGCACTAACGAATTTTCCGTCAGAGATAAGGAATCCATAATGCAATTCGTGATAGAGGCGATTCACTTCTTCTAGCGTCATCGTTTCCCCCATCTCATCTCTCATGTCAGCTAATGCCTTTTGGTAGGAAGGTCTTGCATGAATGTATTTACTATGGATGTTATAATCTGGCGAATCATTCAATGTGATGTGAACTTCCTCTTCAGTGAGACCAGATACAATTGCTGCTGGTGTCACTGGAATGGGCAAGCATACATGTTGCAGCAGACTGAACAAGCGAACGACAGGATCGGATGGGTTCGAATATCTTTTCATCATCTGTACCTCCTACAGCATCATCATATTGCTAGCCTGGGTGATTATCTCCGAAGTAATCAGGGGAGCAGATGCTTCACCAGAAGGTTCGGAATTCCGCATATTCAATACTCGAAGAATGTTGTTTACTGTCCGGTCGAGTAATCGGAAACATCCGTTCTTATTGTTAGTCGCCCGGGTTACAAGCTCTTGAACAGCATCTTCCTCAATATTGAAGTTTCCGAGATATTTGCGTACCTCGTTGGACGATAGCCCTTTCAGAGCAACGTAGAAGTCAACACGGTTCGCAAACCGATTTATAAATCCCTTGATTAGTGCTTCCAGCTTTGGCTCCCCGGCAATGATCATTCCAACATCGGATTGATCGAATATACCGCGCAATATTTCCATCTTCTTTTGACTGTATTTGCTGACCAGTTTGTCCGCCTCATCAATGATGAGCAAGTATCCAGGATTGCAATTAAAAAATTCACGAATGCCGTTTACACGCTCCCAGATTGATCCGTATCCATTGGGTAATCCGAGAGCCTTTTCGATAGCTTTGACCAGATCGCGTTGTCCCATTGTGTCGTCGCATTCGATATAAGCAACCTTCGGGGAACGAGCATAATACTTGAGCGTATGCGTTTTTCCGTATCCTGATTTCCCTACGATGATACCTAGAGCAGTGAAGGATTGACAGGACTGACACGCTCCTATGATAGCTGTAGCGTCCCGGCTCTCGACGAATTGGGGCTTTGACAGTGTCATGATTGTCCGTTCACTAGTTGCTGCTACTTCTCCACCACGGGAAGATATGAAGCTTGATATTGCTTGTTCGATGTCAGTCGGATCAGAAGGGTACTTTCCATTGATATATTGAGAGAGTGCTGGACGAGAGTAATTGATTTCTCTAGCCAGTTCCGTGATTGTCATCCCGTTTTTATCCATCATGCCCTTTAGTTGTATCGCCAGGGTTGTAGGCGTTTCGCCTTGAATCGAATAGAGCGCTGCGGCTGCCACATTAATTCCTCCTCATTATCCAAGTTTGCGAAGCTCTGCGAGGGCTTTCTCCGCTTGCTTCTGTAGGAAGTCATCTGTTTCGTTACTACTTGCCTTTATCGTCTTTCGAGAACGAAGTTCGTCCTTGAACTGTTTGTCATCCGGTAATGCGACCAGCTTCGAAGAGCCTTGCTTCTGTGTTGGAGTATCGTTCTTGAAGATAAAACCAGCCACATCATTGCCATAGCCCTGATATTGCGGATCGCGTTCTTCAAGCGGCGTTGTGTAGTACGCCAGTTCGTCCTTTGTCTGCCGTAGCTGACGCTTCTGCATCTTCAAGTGATCTTCCAGTGCCTTTTGAGGCATCTTCGGGGCAATGAGCAGTAATTCTTGGCTGAATGCTTCACAAATTTTGTCCCCATCCGTTGTATATACATAGAGCTTGGTCACATCGTTCTGATCCCATTTGATATCTACCTTGTCACCGATATAATGACAGAGCTCATCAGCGCGATATTCATAACCGAACTTCTTAATTCCGATGTTCCGAACCAGTACACGCTCAGCTTTCATCATCAAGATGGTTGCGTATGACTTCGGCGGCGGCGCTTTCTCATAACGTTCTGCTAGCTGGAATACCCCTAGTGGCGTACGCCACTTGTCGCCTTGTTCCTTCAGTCCACTGTGATATGTACGGTGATACTCGTCGCGCCACTCGCACCAAAGGCTATAGAACTCATCGAGTGTCAATAGTTCATCACGTTCCAGCATCTTCGGAATATCCTTATTGACCTTGGCTGCTGTCTTGGAACCAGTGAGCGTACCCGTGTAGCTACCGAGCCATTTTTCAAACTTACTGATCAAAGTACCGAAAAAACGTTCAATTTGTGCCTTCGACCAAGGCTGATATGGGAGGCTTCGCATGTCATCCTTGATGCCGATGCTACGGTAGAAGCCTTTCGTTTCACTGTCAAAGCTGACGCGCTCATTACGTTTGCGTCCGGTCATTGCTTCAGCCGTGTAATCTTTCCCATTATCAATTAACAACCATTCAGGAACGCCGCCAATTTCTCCATAAATCATGTTCAGTAATGATTGCTTCAAGACTTGCGAGTTCGCTTTGACACAAATGACGTCACCAACGATGCAGCGGCTGCGGGTATCGAGCCAGGCAACGAGTTGAGGACGAATCGCCTTGGATTTTCCGTTCGGGTAGGTATACTTCACCCAAACATCGAATGTATGCTCGTCACCTTGTACAAGCCCCATAACCGGCAATGCCTTAATGTTGCGTGACGCTTTTACCATTCGCTGATTTTTGAATTCACGCATCCCTTTTCCAGCTAGTAACCGGGCATTTTTGCCGCGCTTCACATCCATCAAATATCCAATATATCGAGCAACTGTTGGGTATGATGGGATGTCCCAACAGTTCATTGATCCTATCTTCATGAGTTTTCCGTATAACATTTCAATCGTTCCGTTGTTACTTGCGAATACTGGTTCAAACCACAGGTTTTCTATGAATGCTCTTACCTCGGGTGTAAGCGAAGGAAAAGTATGCTTCTGTTTGGGCTTTCGACAGAGCGCCAGCACCTTAAAAAAGTCATAGTCCTTTCCATCTTGTTTGCTCATCTTTAGCGCCCAAGCACTCGCTTCTAAATAGCTTTGGGAATGCCGGTAAAGAGTTCGTTGACTCATGCCGTTTGCTTCAGCAATATTAGCAGCGAATTCAGTACGATCACGGTCGCTGTAATTTAAAAACTCACGAATAACCTTCGTTAACTCAACCGCCTCATAATATGAATTGCTATATTTATCAATGTACTGGGCAGGATCGACATCGACGTACCACGGAATTTCTTTTTCATTAACATGTTCATTGATGACCATATCTGCTCCGTCAATACCTATGACATGCTTATATGCTTGTTGGGCCTTCTTGCTAAGCGTAGACAGGGCAACAAGTACACGTTCTTTACCACCATTCTCCGTGGCTTCCTTCTTAGCATTGAATGCTTCTGGAGATCGCTGTGCTTTTTTCTTGATTGCTTCGTAGCTCATGCCTTCAAATCCGGCAGCTTCTTGTAGGGTGATGTATATTTCCGACAAGTTTGTTCCTCCTTCCCAAGCGAACGCGTTCATGCTACAATGAAGGAGTTAATGTTCATAATGGGATTAAATGAGGGCGTCTACCGTGGAAGGGTGGGACGCTCTCTTGTTGTTTTATCAACCCCATCGAGTAATATCCTCCTTGTATGTCTGCGTTTCTCCATAAATAACTCTAGGCTGTTCGACTGAGCTCATGGGAATCCATTCCGAGAGCTTCGGCAATTTTCGGTATGTACGTTTTCCCTGAACGCTCCCCAACCAAGATCAGGTAGATATAATTACTGCTTGTTCCAATTTCGCAAGCAAGCTGATACTGCGTTTTCCCCATTTCCATGAGTCTAGTTTTGATGATGACGCCGAGTGGCGATAGTTGTCGTTTCTTCATATGTCTTCACCTGCTTCAATTCGTTCTCTGAGAACTTCACGTCTACCAACTTCTCGACCGATTAAGCGTTGCAGATTACGATTAGCAGCAATTTTTGCACTGTACTCCACCACGACACGATGCAATTGTTCAATAAGTTCATGTTCATGAGCTTCCAACATGTCTCCATAAGTGTCGAGGGCGCTCTCTTGTGCCGCGGTTACAATGACTTCATTTCCAGTGGCATCAAAATTCACATTTCCTAGTAGTTCACGTGCAATCAAATTTGTGGATTCCATCTGCTCCTTTAACGTATTGCTTAATCTTGTACTCAA